GATGAAAACATTTACAATTTTGTAATGTCCAATAGAGAGGTTTTAGATGGTGCCATACATCAAGAACGTGATTTAGATTTTGATTACTTTGGTATTAAAACATTGGAACGTTCATACCTAATGAAAATTGGTGGTCGTATTGTTGAAAGACCACAATATCTTTATATGAGAGTTGCGGTTGGTATTTGTAAAGGTGATGTTGAAATGGCGTTGAGAATATACGATGATTTGTCACAACATTTTTATACACACGCAACACCAACGTTATTTAATGCAGGCACTAAGAGACCACAAATGTCATCTTGTTTCTTAATTGGTAATAAAGGAGACGATATCGAAGGATTGTTCGACACTATCAGTGACGTTGCAAAGATTTCTAAGTGGGCTGGTGGTATCGGATTACACGTACACGATGTTCGAGCTAAAGGTTCATATATTAAGGGAACTGGTGGAGAATCTGACGGTTTGTTACCAATGTTAAAAACATACAATGAAGTGGCACGTTGGATTAATCAAGGTGGTAAACGTAAAGGTTCATTTGCCATTTATCTTGAACCTTGGCACGCTGATGTTTATGACTTTATTGATTTAAGAAAAAATCACGGTAAGGAAGAAATGAGAGCAAGAGATTTGTTCTTAGCTATGTGGACTCCTGATTTGTTTATGCAACGTGTAGAACAAGATGGTGATTGGACATTATTCTCACCTGATGAAGCACCTGGTTTATCTGATGCATATGATAGTCCTGAAGATAAAGCTTTCACTCGTCTATACGAATCTTACGAACAACAAGGTTTAGGTAGAAAAGTGGTTAAGGCAAGAAAATTAATGGATGCAATCTTAACTGCACAAATTGAAACGGGTACTCCTTATATGTTATATAAAGACCCAGCTAACTATAAATCAAATCAAAAGAATTTAGGTACCATCAAGTCATCAAACTTATGTACTGAAATTATTGAGTATAGTTCACCAACTGAACAAGCGGTTTGTAATTTAGCATCATTAGCGTTACCGAAATATATCATTAACGGTGAATTTTCACACGACGTATTATATAGTTCAGTTTATCAAGTGGTAAGAAACTTAAACAATGTTATTGATTTAAATTTCTATCCAACAGAAGAAACAAAACGTTCAAACTTTAAACACAGACCAGTTGGTTTAGGTATTCAAGGTTTGGCAGATGTATTCTGTTTATTAGGATTACCGTTTGAGTCTGATGCGGCAGATAAATTACAAACGGATATTTTTGAAACAATTTACTTTGCAGCATTAACATCTTCAAAGGATTTATCAAAAGAAGTTGGTCCATATGAAACAATTGTAGGTTCACCGATTGAAAAAGGAATCTTCCAATATGAAATGTGGGGTAAAAAAGATTCAGATTTATCTGGCCGTTGGGATTGGAAAACTCTAAGAAAAGAAGTAAAAAACTATGGTGTCAGAAACTCATTATTAGTTGCGCCGATGCCAACAGCTTCAACCGCACAGATTTTAGGTAACAACGAAGCGTTTGAACCATTCACAACTAACCTATATTCTCGTAGAACATTAAGTGGTGAATTCATTATGATTAACAAACACTTAGTTAATGACTTGTTAAATCTTGGAATGTGGAATGAGGACATCAAGAAGAAATTGATTATGGAGAATGGTTCAGTTCAAAATATTCCTGAAATTCCTACCCAATTAAAAGAGGTTTATAAAACCGTTTGGGAAATGTCTCAAAAGAGAATTTTACAAATGGCAGCAAATAGAAGTATTTTCATTGACCAATCACAATCATTGAATTTATTTATTGCGGACGCAACTAAAGCAAAATTACTTGCAGCTCATTTATTTGGTTGGAAATTGGGATTGAAAACAGGTATGTATTACCTAAGAACAAGAGCGGCGGTTGATGCGTTAAAAGGTTTGGGTGTTGATACTTCATCAGTAAAACCGGTAGAAATTACATCGTCGGTTAATAATGTTGGAGTACCAACAAATAACAACTTAATAAGTGAACAAACACCTGAGTTAGTGATGACATCTGAAAGACCAACAGATTCACCATTCGAATGTGAGGGTTGTGGTTCATAATAATAATGGGTGACCTCCTCAAAGTTACTGTCGTCAAGGCGTACCTTGAGCACCCAGGTCTCGAAAATAAAGGGGGTGAATATCAAGACACTAAATTAATCCTGACTTCGGTCGGGATTTTTTATTTATTACCATTTTATAATAGTTTATATTTATAGAGTATGATAACATATGGTATAGATTTTCCATTTAGAGATAGTGTTAAGGGTGACTACCTTAGTTTAACTGAGACCCCTGAAAGAGAAATCAGAGCAAATTTGATACATCTCTTATTAACAAAAAAGGGTAGTAGATACTTTTTACCTGATTTTGGTACAAGAATATATGAGTACATTTTTGACCAAAATGATATGGTTACATTCTCATTAATTGAAGATGAGATAAGAGAAGGGGTAAAAAAGTATATACCAAACTTAGAGATAAATTCAATAGATATAGTGTCAGCTGAAGAAGATCCTGACCAAGATGTAACGGTAAGTCAAATGGAAGATGAAAGATTATTCAGAGTTTCTGATTATTCTACTAAACCATACACCGCTAAAGTAAGAATAAATTATACGGTAAATAACGGAGCCTTTTCATCATCCGATTTTGTAATTATAAACATATAATATGAGTAAGAAAATATCATACGCAACAAGAGATTTTGCGGGGTTAAGAAATGAATTAGTTAACTTAACAAAGGATTATTATCCTGATTTGGTTAAGAATTTTAACGACGCATCAATCTATTCAGTTTTATTGGATATTAATGCTGCGGTTGCTGATAACTTACACTTTCATATTGATAGAGTTTGGCAAGAGACTATGTTGGATTTTGCACAACAAAGACAATCATTGTTTCATATTGCAAAAACTTACGGAATTAGATTACCTGGCGTTAGACCATCGGTTGCATTATGTGATTTCTCAATAAACGTACCGGTAAATGGTGACAAGGAAGATTTACGTTATTTGGGTATTTTAAAGGCGGGAGCACAAGTTTCAGGTGGGGGACAGGTATTTGAAACGATTGAGGATATGGATTTTTCATTACCATATAATAGTAAGGGACAAACAAACAGATTAAAAATACCGAATTTTGACAGTAACAATAAATTAATATCTTACACCATCACCAAAAGAGAGGCGGTTGTTAATGGAGTTACTAAAGTTTTTAGAAGAGTAATTAATCAAGTTGACCAAAAACCGTTTTTAAAAATTTATTTACCTGAACAAAATGTTTTAGGTGTAACAAGTATCATACACAAAGAAGGTACGTCATATGCTGGTAACCCAACAAGTACAGAATTCTCATCTTCAACAAATAAATGGTATGAAGTTAAATCTTTAATTGAAGATAAGGTTTTCGTACCAGACCCAACAGGTAATCAAGATAGGCCTAATTTCAAATCGGGAACATATTTGAATGTTAATAATAAATTTGTTACCGAATATACACCTGAGAGTTATTTCTCAATAACATTTGGTTCGGGAACGGTTAATCCTTTAGATAATTTAGACAACTACATAACAGGTGATATGAAAGTAAATCTTGGTAGTTATTTAAATAATATGTCGTTAGGTGCAACACCTAAAACAAATACCACATTATTTGTGAAATATCGTGTTGGTGGGGGTAAAGATTCGAATTTAGGGGTTAACGTTATATCGACGGTAGATAATGTTGAATTCAATGTATCGGGTCCTAATTCAACAACAAACACACAAGTTGTAAATTCATTAAGAGTTACCAATATTACACCAGCTGTGGGTGGTGCTGACCAACCTACAATTGAAGAAATACGTAATATGGTTTCATATAATTTCTCAGCACAAAATAGAGCGGTTACATTAAATGATTATAAAACATTAATTGAGACGATGCCATCTACATACGGTGCACCTGCAAAGGTTAACGTAATGGAAGAAGATAATAAGATTCGTATTAAATTATTATCATATGATGAAAGTGGAAATTTAACTGACACTGTGTCTAACACATTGAAAAACAATATATTAAGTTATCTTTCAGAATACAGAATGATTAATGATTATATCGATGTGGTAACAGGTGAGGTTATTGATTTAGGTTTAGAAATAGATTTAACAATTAATAAGAACGATAGTCAAACTGATATTATAAAAACAGTAGTTGAAGATGTTGTTGAGTTCTTTGCGATTGAAAAAAGAAAAATGGGTGACCCATTGTTTGTAGGAGCATTAAATAAAATAATTGGTACGGTTTCAGGTGTTGAGAACGTAGTTGATATTAGAGTTTTCAATAAAACAGGAAGTGGTTACTCATCGGCTGAAGTTTCACAAACGTATGTGGATAACACAACAAAACAGATTAGACAATCTGATAGTGTTGTTTTTATGAAATCAAATCAGATATTTCAAATCAGATATCCTAATAAAGACATAAAAATAAGGGTTAAAACTTTAGGTGCAAGTACCTTTTAAGCCTACATTTTAAAATGTTTTTTAGTTATAATAATAGAAAATCGCTTAGTTTCTATTTATTATAAGAATGATTCAAAAACACAGAATTTCAACAAATATTGGTAAAGACCAAAAGATTACGGTAGAATTGAAACAAGATTTCGATGTACTGGAAATTTTGTCTTTAAAGTTCTCACAACAAGAGATATACACATCAATGTGTTCCGATTACGGAGTTGTTTGTGGTAGAGTCACCGCTAACGATGGTTTCGGTATACCAAACGTAAGAGTTTCCATATTCGTTAAACAAAAAGATACGGATGTTGAGGACCCCGTAATATCTAAATTGTATCCATATACAGATACAACAATGAGAAATGACGATAAAATTCGTTATAATCTATTACCAAAAAGACAACAACACGGAGGACACACACCTGTTGGAACATTTCCCGACCAATCGGATATATTAACAAGAGAAGAAGTTTTAGAGGTTTATGAGAGTTATTATAGATTCACAGTAAAAACTAATGAATCTGGTGACTTTATGATTTGGGGTGTACCAATCGGTGAACAAACTTTACACGTTGATATAGATTTATCGGATATAGGTTGTTTCTCCTTAAGACCATATGACTTCATAAAAAAAGGTAGAGGTGCCGATGAATTTGATAGATTTTACAAATTTAAATCAAGTACAGATATTGACGGTCTTCCACAAATCATATCATATGATAAAATAATCCAAGTTTATCCTTTTTGGGGTAATGAGGAAATGTGTGAAATCGGAATTACAAGAAGTGATTTTGACATATCGGAAACGGGTATAAAAATTGAACCAATATCATTAATACTTGCATCATCAATTACCGATGACGATTCGGACGCAGTTAAAAGAAGTGGTGTTATCAGAAGAAAAACAGGTTACAAATGTAATTTACAAACAACCACAGGTCAAATTGAATGTGTAAGACAAACGGGAAGAAAGGTTTATGGTACCGATGGTAATTTATATCCTGAATTACAATATTATAACATAACCGAAACCATTAATGAGAATGGAACTGCAATGGTCGTGTTACCAATGAACTTAGAATATGTTTACACAAATGAGTTTGGTGAACAAGAATTAACTAACGATACTAACAAAGGAATACCAACAACCGCAATTGCGAGATTTAGATTTAGTTTAGATACTAATGGTGTAAAAACAGGGACCGCAAAATATTTAATACCACAAATTAGAGAATATAATAAAAATCCGGACGGTTCAAATAACTTAGGTGAGTATGATGGTGAGTTATTAACCACTTATCAATTTTCAAATGTTTTTGAAGATTACTTAAAAATCGCTTGGCCCGAGGGAACAACTGGTTCAACTATGGCCTCAACATATCGAAAAGATAAGTTAGATTTAATGTTGGGAACAAATAATAATGGAATACCTGAAGATGTTTTTTATAAATTTATTTTTGGTAAAGTATACACACCATCATCATTTCAAGGTTCACACTATGAAGTGTCAGCGGCTGAGAGTTTTCTCGGACTATCAAGAAGAGATGCGTTTTTAGGTATAAAAGAAATTAGACCGAACGTTGAGGATGATTGTACAAGTAGCACCAATTATATACCAACAAATTTTGCATTTAGAAACAGAATTAAATTTGGATTAATCATTAGTGAGATTTTATTGTTTTTACAATATATTTTTACAATTGCGTACATCTTTTTAATTGAAATAATTGGGTCAACTTTATGGGCAATTGCGAGATACATTGGACCAAAGGATTATTTCTTTGCGGACCACCCGTTTGAAGATATTGCATATCGTTTTATTAGGTTAGCTTATAACATTACTGAAGCTGGACAAACAACATTACCATTAACAACATATCCCGATTGTGAGGAATGTACTAGCGATGTTGATACAGTTGACCCATCAAATAATTCATCATTTAATATTGAAGAAGGATGTAAGAAGTATGATAAATTTTACAATGAGAGTATTGTTTATTCTTACATATGGTCTAATGATGGTAGTTACGGAACAATTGACACACCATCAAATACAGGAAATAAAAGTGGTCCTGATGCAAATTCTGGTGATGGTGGTATAGATAATAGGATAAGAGCAACAAATGGTTATGCAGGAAAAAACAACCCTTGGTTTTTATTAGGTAAACCGTATTACGACGGTACATCAAATCTTAAAGAACAATTAAATAGTCCTGGTGCTGGTTGGACTATAGTTGCCGCAATTGTTGCAGCACCTGGTGCTATTGTTAATATTAACTATATCGGAACACAATATGATGTTACCACATTTAATACACCAACAAGAAGATTACCTAATAGAGTCCACACTGAAGATGGTGTGGCTAATTACACCAAAAAAACAAAATCAGGTTTAACTGAAATTAGAGATGGTGTGATTACAATTGTACCTGTTGTTGATGGACCAAGTAATAGTATTGCGGCAATACAAGAATGGTATAAAAGAAAAAGAGTTGGTGTGTATTTCTGTGGTGGAGTTACAAATTATTCGTTTATAGATAATTGGTTACACGGAGTTTTATATTTCTTTAAATTTGATAAAAAAATTAAATGGGACGATAGAAGTGTTCGTGATTTAAATCAAAGAGGTTCAAAATTCCCAAGAGAACTAGTTTTCTTTAATATCTTGGATGAGATGTTTTATTATAGATCAACACCATATAATAACATTACCGGTAGTACTACAAATGCAACCGGAAACACATTTAATTTTATAGGTCAAAAATATTCTGATAGTTATGGTACTCTAAAATATAGAGAAATTTTACATCCAACGACTTTTTACGATGTGGGAGTAAGAGATGAATTTTTATATGAGATTTGTCAAGACCCAAGAATTGACCCAACGTGTTCAGTTATTAGAGATATAACCACAACATCATATCAAGACCCTGCAAACGTTGTTGAACACGCAATTAACTATCGTTTAGATATTAGTGATGCAAAATTTGATGTTAGTGATTTCTTCACAGGACAAGGATTGGGAGATAATGTTAGTGTATTTGACGGAGACATTACACAAATGATGTCAATTAACTGTGAGGCGGGTATCGAGGCTTTTGATTTAGATAGTCCACAATATTTCCTATATAATGGTGAATTAATGGACCCAGAAGACCCATATTTCTTAAAATATTTTAAAGGTTCGGGAGGAACTGAAAATACGGAATATGGACCACTACCAATTGATTTAAAATTAGACCCTAATGGTGCATTTATAAGACAATGTTTGAATTTTAGATTAGGGGATTATTCACAAAAAGTTCCATTCTTTTTATGGGATAAATTAGGTGAAGGTTTTGGTTTATATAATGGAAATTTTTCCGATAAACAAAGTTGGGATAGAAAGGAAATTGCATCGATGAAATTACAAAGACTATTCTCAATTAGTGATAAATCAAGTATTACAACTAACTATGTAATGACGGGCACAACAATTGATGATGAGGAAAAATATTTATTAAAACCAATAACAATAACCCATAATACTTTTTCATTTAGTGGTAATACCACAAATGCATTGGAGAGGTTTGAAGTTGTTAGTTTAAGTGCACCAACAAGCACGGACCCCAATTTATTTACTTTTTCAGGTGCTACTGATTATGTTGAAGGTGACTTGTGGTTACACGTACAATCTGGTTATACCTCAGACACATCACTTTGGGTTAAAGACCCAGCAAGTGGTACAACATACGTTGTTGTTTGGGATAGTGGATTAAGTAAACAAAGATGGACAGCACAATCCGACACCTACGTTAAAGATTATAGGGAATCGTTTATATACCAAACAGTAAATAATTACACAGGGACAAAACAAGTATTATCAACACCGTTCCTATTCTACTTCGGATTAAGACCTCAAAATTCTGCGGTAGATTTATTAATAAAATATTACGGACCAAAAGGGGCGTTCCCACCAACTGAATAATGGAAAAGAAACAAATACTATTACCTAGTAAAAGGTATTTTAAGGCAAGTGAAGAGGATTTAACATTAAACGTTAAATTAGAGGGCGATAGTGTCTTAATGAGACAAGGTGAAAGAGATATTCTTTTAGACTTACCAACATTATTTGATGATGAAAGAAATGAAAGTAAACGTTATAAAATTTATGGTAAAATAAAAATGGTTTTTAGAAATATGTATTCAGGAACAACTGAGTATATACCACTACTAAAGAATTTCTATTTAACTAACGATGGTAGTAGTGTAAATAAAAAAGGTTTTATACCATATAATGAATTTGCATTATTAAGAAACGACGTATTAAGGGAAGATAATATAACGGCAACAGGGTCAACTTTAGGTACTTTCATACCACAAGTTCAATTAACGGGAGCACGTTATACGGGTCACACATCCATCTCACCAATACAAGCACCATACAAAAATTGGAATTTATATTTGACATATGTTTTCAGTCAAGATTCATTATTTCCAATGAAGTATACATTTTCAGGTGGAACAACATTTTCATTTACATCTGGTGATGGTATACCATTTAGAGTTTTGGATAATGGAAACTATTATACTTTAACATCACCCGTAGAACACGGAATAAAATCAGGAGAATATATTGTTATATCGGGCGGAACATTAAACAGTTCGGTTGCGGTAAGTGGTCGTACTTTTTATGTTGACAACCTTGGTGATGAAGTGTATAACTCAAAAAATTATGTAATTAACTTATTAAAAAGTGAATTCAAAACAAATTTCAATTTAAGTGGAGTGACTTTTGCTTTAGGTAAAAGATGTTTAGACTTAAATAATATTTCAGGAAGTACTTCATCGTACTATGTACACAAACATAAAACATTAACAACCGAAAAAGATTATATATTAGATAAAGTTGGGTTTGAAACACCGATATGGGAAAATGAAAGAAAGATTTTATTTGAAAATGCGTTAAAAGAAAATGATGTTTTAGTTGAAAGAAATAGACCTGAATCGGTTTTGTTTGATTTTAAGAAAACATTTATTTTAACGGGATTAACCAATAACTTAAAGTATACACCAACTGAGGTTTATGCTACAATGATTTTAAGAAACGGAAATGGATTTTTTACTTATCCACCAAAAGTGGGTTATAAATTTAATTTCCATAATGATTGGGTTGATAATCAATTTAATGGTGACACATCGGTTGAAACTACAATTGGTACCACAACTTTTAACGGTAATACAAGTGGTTATTCAGGTACAACATTTACAGGAGGAACTAAATTAGAATTAGGCACCATATTAACAGGTGCGTTTGTTGAATATAATGTAAAGGACCTAAAAGAAAGAATTATTAGTGAGGCATTTCATAGATTTTCACATAGAAAAACTTTAGATGGTACGGTACCATTATTTGACCACGAACAAGACCAAAGTTCATATTATTCGGGAGTGACTTCGAGTAACACCGTTGGTTATTATTATCAACCACATCACAGAATTAAATTAAGAGAATTATCTCCTTATATTGAAACATCAAAATTAAAAAGAGAAGAACTAATTAATTTACCTGAAAATACAATTTTTGATAATGACAATAAAGTTTGGAAATGGAGAGATGTGTATGATCACGGATTTGTTGACCAAGAAGGTAATGGTACAAAATTTCCTTATATAAATGATATGCATTATGTGTCGACCGATATTAATTTTTATTTAAGGAATGAGAGAGGATATAATAATAAAACTGACGGATTAACCGGATTTAATAATCAAATTATTTGTTAATGAAAATATTAACTAACACAAACGATTTAAATATCGTGTTAAATACTGAACAAGATTTTAAAACCGATTTAGGTTGGCAAGAGAATCTTGCACAATTTGAGGATGAAATTTTAAAAGATATTATTAATCCGGCACAGAATTATGAAACCGTTAGATATATTCATAAACCATATACATCATCGTTAGGTGTTGAACAGACAGATATATGGTATCAGTTTTATTTTTCAAGTGGTTCGACGTATGTTCAAGAATATGAGGCAGTTGGTATAACAACAACTGAAAACGAATTTATGTTGAGACAATCAACTGAAAGTTTTTTTAGGTTAGAATTTTACAAGACACCAGGAGTCATTTCGGGTAATACGTTAATTTGTGAACCACCAACAAGACAAAATAGAAGATTGGTATTTTCTAAAAATTTATCTTTACCATTAGGTGAGAAATATTTTTACAAAGGAAGTACGTTTGGTTATTACATACATTTACCTGTGTTTATGGGGTCAAATTATAAGAATAAAGAAAATATGTATTTCTTTTGGTTTGATGATGAAACCGCATTAGAAGAAACGGATTTATTAGGTGTACCAACTTTAGACAAATATATTTTTAATAATACAGGAACAACACAAAGTCAATTTTTATTCATTGATGCATTTAAAAATACAAATAACATAGTTTTACCAATAGGTACAACAACATTATATGGTGTCACTGGTCAAACTTTCGATATTAAAAACACAACATTCTCAGTTGAAAAACAATCAGATGGTTCACCATTTATTCACGGAATGAATACGTTTTTTATGACGGTAAGATTCTTCAATGCTAAAGACGGGTCAATTATAAATTTTAACAATGCAGTTTTTAATACAACACATAAAGTAATTGAAGAAGACGATATGTATTATCAAGTTGATTTTGATAACTACGAAAGAAATTATCAAATATTTCCATACGATGGTGAAAAGGGAACTAATAGAATTGGTAACGGTATAAATAACTCAATTAGATTTTTTGAATTTGGTGGAGGTACATTATTGGGTGGTAACTGTACATTTACTGGAGGAACTGCTGTTTATACAAATGTAGTAGTGGGTACCCCAACACCAACCCCAACACTAATACCCGCAACACCAACGGCAACACCAACCCCAACTCCAACACCAGATGTCCCACCACCAACGAGGACTCCAACTCCAACACCAACTCCAACTGGAGGACCAACGTTTACACCAACTCCAACACCAACACTTACTGCAACACCTACCCCTACACCAACAGCAACAACGGAAGGACCAACATTTACACCAACACCTACCCCTACGGTAACACCTACTGCAACACCAGTTCCTGAATGTGTAATATCGGTAGGTTTTGAAGTGGATAGTCCTGGTGATGTTAGATATGTAACTTGTTGCGGAATTACAAAATATGAAACTTTTGGTATTGGACCACAAATAATAATTGATTGTTTACAATATAATTCATTATTTGCTACATCGGCAACTATCTCATCTATAAATTATAGTGTTTCATCTTGTACGTGTATAACACCAACACCTACCGCAACTGCAACACCAACTCCCACTCCGACCCCAACATTACCAGCTGGATTAAATGCTTTTACAGGATGTGGTAGAGGTACAAGTGAAGCAAGTGTTTGTAACGACGCTAGTACAAACAACAGAACATTATATTCTGATTGTGACTCAGGTACGTTTGGGGTTGGATGTTATGTATATGTTGACACATTCCCTAACGCATTAACAGGATACGATTACGTATTTATGAATGGTGCTACTTGGGATATAAACTCATCAACAGGTGTTGTAACAACATACTCATCAGAACAGTGTTAAAATTGATTTATATGACTATGTTGAAACAGTGTTTACCATTAGTAATTGTTCCGACTCTCCACAGATAGTATAAAATAAAATAAAATAAAATGAAAAGAATAGAACATACAATATTAAAAAAACCAATTCAAAGTGGTTCATTAGTTTCTTTAACAAGCCAAAATTGGTATGATTACAATGGTAATTTAACACCGTGGTCAGGAAGTGCGTATGTTGGTCCAAGTATTGGTGATGGTGTGTATAATTTTACGGGTAGTGTTGATAATAGATATTCTAGTAGTGTTGCTGAAGGTTATTATAAATGGGGAGGAACTACGTGGATTTCCACATCTTTAACTGGTATCTCAGAAAGTTATAATTTACCAATTTTTTTAGAAAGTACGGTAGATGAATTGGGTGTTATGGTTTCATTTGATGGAGGTGTAGAACAAATAGAACAACTTTGTAATTTCACATACACTCAAACAGGTTCTACCGTAACGGTCTATAATAGTGTTAACCCCGATAAACTTAGAAAAATTGTTGAACAAACTTATACGATAAATTGGGGTGATGGGAATATATCCGGATTAACCGTTAATAGTGGTATTGTTGGACAAGGATTGCCATCAAAAACTCATACATACACAGGAAATGCCGAATATCTAATAACTATTACATTAGATTCACCTTGGACAAAAGAAAATATTACAAAAAAAATAACAGTACCACAAAATATTACCGTATCAAATCCATTGGGTACATATACGTACACAGGTACAAGTCTACCATATTTGAATAATACTACGTATTATTTACAATCTGGTAGAACTCAAAACTATTTGAATAATTTAGATTATACAAATAATACAGGTCACACTGTTAGTGGTTTCACATATATGGCTTTGGGTAAAAGTAGAATCAACGAATTAAAACAGTATGGTTCAAATACAATTACGGGTATGTCAACAGGAACTACCGATAATGTTATTTGGTCAGGGTATACAATTGATGGATTATATTATAGAGATTTTCCTGACAATTATACAATGATTACGGGTACAACAACGGGATTTACAAAAGAAGAAGTGTTTAATAATATGATTACTCGTAATGAACATTTCTTAGGTTTTATCGACGACCCAACGATTTATTCGGACATTTTTGTTGAAAGAGGTCGACAAGGTGTAATGGAAAGTAACCTTCGACTTGGTGAAATTGATAATATGAGTGAATTAGATGTTTATGGAAATGGATATTTTAATGTTAAAAAACAATAAAAATTATATTTATAATTAAAAGATTATGGCAGTAGGATCATATGGAGTAGTTAGACCCGCAGATGTCTCACCGGATGACGTTGAGATACTTTATCATTATGTACCAAATAGGTTATCGACTTCACAGGTTACTTTGAAAAAATTAACCGCAAATCAGGTTTTAACACCTATTTACCAAACATCAGGAACAACAACCGACACCGCAGCACGAAATGTGGAAGTTTTGGGTGGATTATATAATTTAAAATTAAATGCTGACGATTTTAGTGATTTAGGAATTTATACACTTCATTTAAGACCGAAACAAATTAGAACGTCAATTATGGATTGTGGTGTTTTAGCATCACTTCCGTCAGTTAGAGGATTAATTATTGACATTAGTAATGTTGTTCCCGCAGATAAAAATAAATTCACACCACAAGGATTAGTGGGATATAGAATTGAGTACATCAATTCAAGCGATAATAAGAAAGTAACCAATTTCTATAAAGTTGTCACATCTTCATTTTATTGTTCACCCGTTACTGCAAATTTAAGTAGCTCAACTCAAAAGTCGGTTAGATATCAATATAGTGAAGGTGCTACGAATTTTTTATTCTTAACAATAACACCATCTTCAGCACCATCTAATAAACCAAATACAGTTCCATTTATTGGACTACCAGGTCAGAAAATTATTTTAACCAACACATACTTCAATCCAACAACAATTGAAATTGATATGGTGGAACACGATGCTTCAACATTAGCCCACGCATTATATGGTAATCAAACTAAGGCGGTTAGTGAAGGTATTTACACAATCTACGATAAAGAAAACAATATCTATAGACAATACAATCTTTATGAAATTAAAGATGATATTCAAGAGACTCTATACGAAGTTAGAGAGAATCGTACAGATATTGATGAAACATTAAATTTCGATACAATTACTAATATCTAATGGCAAAATACAAAGTTCCGAGTCAGGCGGGTAGTGGTGCTGATACGTTTAGTGATAACTTAGTTGGTGGTCAAATCACCACGGGTACTGGTCAATTGACCAATACTAACTTTGCACTTGACAGCGGAATTGTCCAAAGAGATACAAAGAACTTTAAAACAAATCCCTTTTCCGATTTTTTAACATTAGACGACTTAAAAGAAGAAAATGCAAGTGGTGCAACAATTAACGGTAGAACGGTTAAATCCACAAAAAAAGAAATTAAGTTTAACAGTACAAAAAACGTTTCAGATAAATCACTATTTGGTTCATTAAAGAATAGATTATCCGTTACGGTAACAAATATCATTAAAAACTTTCCAGCGGGAATTTTAATTGATAAAAATAGTTATGTTAGTCTTAGTGGTCTTACTGCTTTCAATTCGAGTTATAATATAAGAACAAAAACAACAACTTTTGACGTTGAGGTAGGTATGTTACATAATCCATACGGGGTTATTCTTACTACACCTAAAAGTAACACAACAGTTAGTAGTTTAAATCCTGTTAGGGATTTTTATTCTTCATATAAAAAATATGTGATTGAGGTAAGTGGTGTAACATACAATGTAACATCATATACCGAACCAAACTCCTCAAACATTATTAAGTTAACGGTTAGTGGTAATCCTTTTAGTGGTGCAACAACCTACAATCAGAATATACTAATTAGACCAAATAATGGTGTAAGTGAAGAATTCTTTTTAAACTTAGACGATTTAGAGAGTAGTTTATTAAACAGAGAAACATCACCAAAGTATACCGCAAGTTTTAAAGTACCAAGAGATAGTTTTGATGAAACAAAAACGGAATTAACTACTGTTGAATATAGTTGGCCGGTTTCAACTAAGGACAATTGGAACCTATTAATTATTGGTATCGAATATGACAATTACCTTAGAAACTTAAGTGATATTGCCGATGAGATTGACGATTACAAATCTAATTTACTCATTAGATTTTTAAGTTCACCACAATTATTTGAATTTGATTCAGATGGAAAAAAGGCAGAAGCTGTTTTTCAACTATACGGTCAAAGTTTTGATAAGGTAAAAAAATACATTGATAACATTGCGTTTATGAGAAACGTAAGTTATGATAATGTTAATAATTTACCTGATATATTATTAAAAAATCTATCTAACACATTAGGTTTAGATACGGTTAATTTAATTAATGAAAGTGGTATTGATGAATTACTTTACACTAAAACAATTCAATACGAAGGTAAACCAAGTGGTATTTCATTAGTTGAGGCTGAATATGAATTTTATAGAAGATTATTAGTTAATCTTGCTCACATATATAAATCAAAAGGTACAAGAAAATCTATTGAATTCTTTTTAAAATTCTTGGGTGCACCTGAACCTATGATTAAGATTGACCAATACGTTTATAAGGTTAATAGATTCCCAATCTCATATGATTTAGAGGATGAAATAGACGATGTTATTCGTGGTGATAAAAGATATACAACTGTTGGATTTTTACCTACAGGTGGTACAGTTAATGGAGTTACATATACGGCTTACAAATATTATCCGATAACAACAACAGGTACAACATCATTAGATAGAGACGGTTACCCTGTTCAAGAATTATCTTTTTACCCACAATCAATTAGTGGTGTGACAGGTGAATTGTTTTTCCAAAAAGGTTCTGGTTGGTATGATAATACCGTAGACCATAAATCACCATTAATTGTTGACGAAGAAAAATCTATATTAACAGGTAGAACAAAAACCGTTATAACTAAGAATAGTCCATTCACTTATGGTGAGGATTATTTTAACGTTTATAGAACTTTACCCGGATTAGATACGGGTTATGAATTGTTTAGTGTTGTTGATAACGTTAAAGGTGAAATATTAAATGATGATTCTAATTTAACACTTAATAGAAAAAACTTATCAGTTTATTTATCCGCATCACAGGCTGTTGATTATGACATATATCGTAAATCAAGAGATTTAAATTTAACATTTGGCACTAATAGTTTAGAACCACAAAATGATGTATCGTTTGCAGAATATGTTGATAATTTACTAAACCAACAAATTTTAAATTCTAATTTAATTAAGTACAAGAAAAACTATATTCAATTAGAAGATATTTTTAGAAGTTATATTACTCATACTGGTTTTACACCATATAATTTTACTAATGTTAATGAATTCATTAATAAAATGAGTCCATATTGGGTTCAGGTATTAGATCAAATAATACCCGCAACAACATTATGGACAGGAGGTAATTTAGTTGAAAACAATATTTTTGGTAGGTCAAAATACAAACATCAATATGGATGTCAACCGGTAACAATAATTGAAGATTTATACCCACAAATCCCAAATAACGTAACAGGTGTTACCGATTATTTTGAATATGCGATGGGTGTTGCTAATTATGAATTTAGATTTTCTTCTGGAGTAACTTGGAATGGTATTTCATTTACAGGTGAAACTAATCAATTAGGTGAATACAAATATGATGGATTTGTACAATTCATTCCTGTTTTTGACGTTGACGGAAAAACATATTCCGGCAACACAAGTAGTACTGATTATTATGTTAACGTCTCAGGATATTTTTCTAATACAACGGGAACAACAAAAAATGCTAGGTTATATAAAACTCCCGATAATTTAAATCTTGGAGATTTTTATGATTTAGTTGGTGGTACGGGAAATATTATTAATCCCGATTACACGTCAATAAAATTATTATGGAAAGGGGCGGTATCAAAAATCATAGATGATATAATTAACACTAGTGAACAAATTGATGGTCCAGGTGTAATAAATTCATATGCACCATATACAGGTGCAACAGGATCAACATCAACTAAAGTCAACAAAAAAATACTTTCATATAATTTTTTTACTGATGAAAATGGTGTCGATAAAATAAAATTAACATCCTTCAAATATGGACCAAATGATTGTACTGATATTAGTGATTATTATTTGGACCCTGAAGTATTTGGTAATAACGATAAGGTTGATTGTGTATTGACAGGATATACCGCTTCATACCAAATGGCAACCCCTACACCAACCCCTACACCGACCATAACTCCAACACCAACAGTAACTCCTACAGTTACACCAACTGCAACACCTACAAGTACACCCGAACCAACATATACACCTACACCAACACCAACAATAACAGGTACGCCAACAGTAACTCCTACTATAACACCAACACCAACTGTCACACCTACTGGAACCCCTACACCAACACCTATTTGTGTGTTTGATGTGGATATTGAAATTATAACCAGCACTCCAACACCAACACCTACCGCAACTCCAACCTGTGACTTTGATGTGGATATTGATATTATAACTAGTACTCCAACCCCTACACCTACCGCAACTGTCACACCAACTCCGACACCAAATTGTAATTTTGATGTTGATATTGATGTGATAACTAGCACTCCAACACCAACACCTACCGCAACTCCAACCTGTGACTTTGATGTGGATGTGGATATCATAACTAGTACACCGACACCAACACCTACTCCAACGGTAACCCCAACACCAACACCGGATTGCAACTTTGATGTTGATATTGATATTATAACAAGCACTCCAACACCTACACCAACGGTAACGGTTACACCTACACCAACACTCGATTGTAATTTTGATGTTGATATTGATGTTATAACTAGTACTCCAACACCAACACCTACTCCAACTGTAACTCCAACCCCTACACCGGATTGTAATTTTGATGTTATCGCCGATATTGTAACAAGTACACCAACCCCAACCCCTACTGTAACTATTACACCAACACCAACGGTAACGGTTGATATATGTATCGATTGTCCTGAAGGTTACGATTGGGTACGGGCAAATGATGACACGTGTACAGCAAAGGTAACAACATCAGTTACACCACCATCTGTTTCATTAACGGCATACACTAGAGAATTTAAAAGATATAGTATGTACGGTACCAACGTTTATATGCCTGGATGGTCAAGTAATGGTACTGGTGATGTTGAAATAACATTAGAAACAACAGAACTTTGGAAAAACACACTTTCCTCAAATACAAATGGACCTTGGAACGGACCATTAAATAGAACGGGACTTTGGGCTTATCCTGAAAATAACGATGCAACCGATTATCCACTTAATACTTGGTTAGGATTTACATATTGTTTAAGTAATATTCAGGGAGGTCAATATTATATTGGTATTGCTGCCGATAATGAATTTAGATTAGAAATAGACGGAAATCCAATATTAGATACATATACAAATAGTGGATTAAGTGATTTATCAAAATTTGAAAGTTGGCACGTATATCCGGTAACATTAACCGCAGGAAATCATATTATTGGTTTATATGGTTATAATCTTAATGTGACTGGAACTAATCCTGCAGGATTTGGTTGTGAAATTTACAACAACACATTAAGTGAGTTAATTAATGCAACAAGTTTAAATGACCTCGATGTTATATTCACATCGACCAATTTCGTTAATCAAACAATACCTGTAATAAAAGATGTTTATGGTAATTATACAACATCAGGTTATACTTGTCCAAGTGGTTATGAATATGCCCCTTGTGATGGTAATTGTTGGAAAATATTGACTTGTCCCGAAATAACACCAACTCCAACGGTTACCCCAACAGGTACTCCAACGGTTACTCCTACGGGCACACCAACAGTAACTCCTACGGGTACGCCAACGGTTACTCCTACGGGCACACCAACTGTTACACCAACACCAACACCTAATTGTTATTTTAATGTGGATGTGGACATAATAACCAGTACGCCAACACCAACACCTACTTCAACTGTAACACCAACCCCTACTGTTACTCCAACCGCAACACCAGATTGTTATTTTAATGTTAGTGCTGATATTGTAATAAGTACACCAACACCAACTCCAACTATAACACCAATACCTACTGATACACCAACTCCAACACCTACTTTAACAAGTACACCAACTGTTACACCAACAAGTACACCTACGGTAACACCAACAAGTACACCAACTGTTACACCAACAAGTACACCTACGGTAACACCAACAAGTACGCCAACTGTTACACCAACAGGTACACCTACGGTAACACCAACTGTAACTCCAACAGCAACTCCTTTACCTTGTGTATGTTGGACAATATATAACGAAGGTGGTACAACAGGAAACTATACCGTAACATTATGTGGTGGAATGGTAACATCACCTAATTTATTACCTGGTAGTAGTAGATCACACTGTCTACAAGCGGGAACATACCCAATAATTAATTCAGGTTTATTAACTGATGTTGAATGTGGTAATACTTGTTATGTAAGTAACGAATGTACATATTGTGGACCAACCCCTACACCAACTCCAACACCAACCGCAACACCTACAGTTACACCAACCCCAACACCAACAGCAACACCTTGTCCGGTATATGGAACATTATTATATGATTATTGTGAAGGAGGACCGGATTATAACAGAATTGGTGTATTTGCCATTGGAGATTGTGGTTCATACACAGATGTTTTAGTGTATAATGATGAAACTTGTGGATATATACCACCAACCTCAACACCAACACCAACACCAACGGCTACACCATTACCACCAACATATGAAACTGTTACCCTATCACCAGGTGGTACGGTTGCAGATGCTTGTAACTCGACTGTTGGTTCTGGTATATACTACCTTCCAGCGGGAGAATCTTTCTCTTACGCTACTCAAATATTTAGTACAAACACAGGTACACAAGCAGATTCTGGATGGTACTCAAATGGATTGATAGCTAAACAATGGGACGGTTCTCAAATAACTCAAACAACATCTTGCGATGGTGGACCACTTGAAATTGAATAATTAAAAAAACAAAATAAACAGATATTTATAAAAAGAAACAAAAAATATGAACGTAACATTTACATTAACGGCAGGATCAGCATTAACTGCGGCTGGACCGTTTAACATCTCAGGAACAACCTCCTCAAATGTGGTTAGTGAACTAGCAACAGGAATTACTAAGGATCAGTTATTAACAGGTCATACAATTAATAGTGTTAATGATGCTATTACGGGAGGCACAATTGCTAGTACAGGAACTTGTACAACTACAGATACGTGGTCAGTCAATAATGACCCAATCGTATATACATATGATTGTATTGATGGGTCTTGTTTTGAAGTAGAAGGAACAGGAGGTACATATGGTACATTACAATTATGTCAGGGATCTTGTTCTGGAGGTGGTAGTGGTAGATACGATTGTACACTTAGTGGTTGTGTTGAGGCAGTTGATGGGGATTTCGCCACATATCAGGATTGTGTCAGCTCTGGCTGTGCACAACCATAATCAAAAAATCAATTTATATTTTAAAAACCCCCTTTATTATAAGGGGTTTTTTGTTTAATTTTTAACTACAACTATTTATAGGATATGCCCGAATATTTTAGTGTTAATTTAAATCTTGGTAAAAAAGGAAACTCTATTGAAAGAGTGAGTTTATACGCTTGTTCAGGAGATAATGAAAATACGTGTGAAGCCACACCAATAAGTGGATATGATAATTTATTATGGACTGACCAAAAATTTTCACCACAATATCAAACTAGTCCCGAAGTTTCAATAACGGGTTTAACTACATTTTTAACAAATTTAATTTTATATACACATACATATATAAAAGTAAGTGTTACATCTAGTTATTATGGTAATTGTGTTGTAACAAGAATGATACCAATTTCAGGTATTCCAACTCCATCACCTACACCAACAGCGACCGCAACTCCAACACCAACCCCAACCCCTACATCGATACCTTGTGTTATGAGCGGTGGTTCCGCAGTATATACCACAGAACCAACCCCAACTCCAACCCCAACCGCAACACCAACTGTTACACCGACACCTACAGCAACACCGACGGTTACACCTACACCAACAGCCACATCCATCGGATATTCATCATTTACAATTTATGTAGACACATCAAATAATGGTTTAGGTTGGTCTACAGGTGAATTAGCGTGTGCGGGTACTGGTACAAGTAGAACGATGTATGTTGACGGTACAGGTTATTCTAGTTTATATGACGCTGTTGTGACAAGTGGTAAATCATTACACACCGGTTCAACAATCAACGAAAGTACATTATTTGATGGAGGAGATTTATGGTATAAAACAGTTGAAAATCCAAACGAAGGAGGTAATTTTAGAATATCACCAATTGGTGAAGTACCAACATTTAACCAAACAGGTTGTGTATTAACACCATCATACGGAATTAGTGTAAGTCCAACTACCGCAGATGACGGAGGAGGAGCATTTACCGCAACTGTAACCGCCGCGAATATATCATTCCCTCAAACACTTTATATTACAATATTAAGTACTGTCGGTACAGTTAATTTATTCGACTTCCAAAATGGTTTCCCATCATCTATTTCGTTAACAGAGTCAGGACAAGAATTTTCTTTCTCATTAGCGGAAGACCAATCAACAGAAGATACTGAGAAATTTAAATTACAACTTAGAAGTGAAAGTGCTTCAGGTACTATATTAGCAACCTCAAGTGAGATAACAATTACGGATGGTTCGTTAGATATTTATTATTATACATTAGCACCTTGTGCGGGAGGTTCTAATTTATATTCGACAGGATATCAACAGGGAACATTTAGTTCTCGTCAAAGAGTTCAAGGAAGTTCAAATACTTATTATGTAATTGCAGGTTCATCAACGACAGATCCTGGAGGTAATAAAATAAGTGTGACACCTGTGGATGGTCAATTTGAGTGTCCAGAAGTGGCCCCACCGCCAAATCCGGATAGAACTATGTATTTTATACAAACCGGTACAACACAACAAGTTAATGAATGGTGTTCAAATACTGCTTCACCTGTAACTACAAATGGTGGATACAATGTTTATATAACATATAATTTAGCACCATTAACACCACCAAATACGTATACCATATATAAAAATCCATCAGACGGGGATAGTGAATTATTCCACAACCCTGGTCCAAATAATCAAAGTGAATATATTCCATTTGTTTTATTTGGTGGAAGTCCAACAAAGGTTATTTGGAAAGGTAGTATAAGTCCATCTAGTGTTATACAAGATTGGACTCAATGTACATTAAATACAACGCCAAATTGGGTATCACAATACTCAACGTGTGATAATTGTACAACTTATACCGTTTATTTAGATACAAATACAAATTCGGCAACATCAGGACGTTACAAATATAATGATATAGTTAGAGACTCCCAACCAAGCAACGGGGCTTGTAACACATCACAAGTACAAGGTAGTCAAATAGGAACACGACACTACTGTCAAGTTGATAATGAGTACACTGGACAAGGTGATGTTTACACCGAGGCAATTTATGGAAATAGTAACTCTTGTTATAGTGGACCCGATACATTCCTATGGAACGGTTCGTGGGTATCAAGTAACCCATCGAATAACGAAAGTGATGTTAGAGGAGAAAATTGGTTAACATATGATACTAATTGTATTGGTAATGTTACAAAATATAGTCAAAAAGATTGGGGACCTTGTTCTTTAACATTTGGTGATACACGAACAATTGATGGCCCATCTTGTGGTGATTACACAACTTACGGATATTATACATTGAGTTGTGAGGGTATCGATGGGGGAGGTACCGAATATACCATAGTTTACAGTAGTGATTTTAATAATTATCGATTAGATGACGGAAATGGTTCGTTGGTTACTGGTGTTTATTATAACATTGACACACGTAGAGCAACATATTTTGATAATGGGTCATTATTAAGTACAGATTCATCAAGTTGTGATTAAAAATAAAAAATAAAAAGATATGAGTTTTTCATCAGTAATAAATTTAGGAACGTTTAGTCCAGCAATCACAAAGGTAAAATTATCGGCGTGTACGGGGTCAACTTGTGATAATCCCGTTGTTATAACTGGTTATGATAATTATGATGTTTGGTCAGGAACAAAAACTATAAGTGGAATACCTGATACTACAAATTACATAAAAGTTGAAGCTTTAGGTACTTGTGCCGATACAATACAATGTTTACAAATAAGTGGTAAACCCGGTACACCAACCCCAACCCCTACGGCAACGCCAACGGTTACACCTACCCCAACACCAACAATTACATCAACACCAACAGGTGGAGGAGTTCAAATTACAAATTGTGTGAGATTAGTAAAAGATGATGCAATAGCAAGTACCGATTGTTCATCTGATAGGGTACAAAGACACGAAGTGACGTTATATGACCCAACCGGTGCCAATATACAAAATGCACCATATGATATAACCGTTACTTTATCGGGTACTACGGCAGGTCAACCATCAACTTGGACTTTAGTCATTCTTTCTGGAACTAACTCAGCATATGAAGATATTGTTACTCGTGAGTTCCCAACTTGTGGAAATAAAAATGGTATGATAATTAGATATGTTTCAGGAATAACGGCAGTATCACCTACCAATATTGGACAATGTAGTCCAGCACCTACACCAACAGGAGGAGTTACACTAAATAGATTCTATTATGGTCAGGGGCTTTCAACAGCTGGTGCTCATTGTGGAATTGATTACTCAATAAGTGCATCATTTTTCTCTGCCGCATCAACCATAAGTGAATTATTTAATGGGGCTATCTACACCACCGCAGACGGAACAACAGCATTTAATGGATTGGGTAATTATTACCCAGTTAGTTTAACTAGTGGAACAAGTACATTAAATGGACTATATAATGCCATAAAAATAAATTCAAATGGATTTGTTGAGGATTTAGTGTTTGTTAATGGTGGTTGTAGTGAGAATCCATATTAAAAAAAATAATATTGATATTTATAACATATGAGTTTTTTAAATAGTAACAACGCAGAATATTTATCAGCAAGAATCACCCAAAAAGGGAGAAGAGCAATTGCTAATGGTAATTTTAAAATTGAATATTTTCAAATTGGAGATTCTGAATTTGATTACTCAACTACGTTAACAAATCAAAAAGTTTTTTCACCTTTAGATAAAGAAGGTGGTGTAAAATATCCATTTAAATTTGATAATTCATCTACTGTTACAACATATGGTAGTCCAATATCTAACTATATGGAACCCGTACCATTGAGAAATGCGATGAGTCCGGCTGGATTTGTTTCTTACTCAAATGCACCAACTATTGAATGCTCAACACAAAAAATACCTTTTACACATATTAGTGGAACAACAAGTTTAGTTGTTTTAACAGGAAATACATATCAAAATACGGAATTTATTACGGTTTCATTTAAACCATTCTCAGGAGGTACAAATACTATTACAGGAATTACAAATAGTTTAGTTTATAAAGTTTTAAGTATTAGTGGTAACACTTTGACATTAGATAGAGCTTTACCAACGTTAACAGGACTTACAGGTAATGTTGAGGTTGTATGTAATAAATGTTATCCTGAAATAATAGACGACACACAATTAGACCCTTGGACAATGAATATTGTATGGGATAAGGATATTATAGGTGGTAAAATGGTAGATGATATATCTATTGAGGAATCACTAACTGGTTATACAAGTAATATTTATCAATCAACCAAACAATTTTTAGGATACACCACATCAAGTGGACAAACATTTGTAAGTGAGCAAGGATGGTCATCCACAGGGTTTACTATCACAGGTACGTCATTTGCCAACTCAATGTCAACCGGTTCAACAGATGGTGATGATATTATAATGGTTAGACCTGAAGATCAAAGAACAATTGCAATAATACATTATTCGGAATTAGGTGATATAGATAATAATCCCGAAAGATTTTTTAAATATGATGATTATATAAGTTCATTAACAGGAACCACAGGAAGTACTGTAGCAGTTGATGAAAATGGAGACGATATATCTGATTTGGATTATTTTGAAGTTTACATACCATTTATTTTATACCATAGAACAAAATGTTTTAAAAATATTAAGATAAATGTAACAACCGCAGGAAGTTTTATTTATAAAGATTGCGATGGAGACACCCAACCTACGTTAACGTTATCAGTTGGGAATAATCAAGTAATAAGTAATGTAAATGTAGGTACAATTTCTGGAACTTCTGTGTACACGATTTCAGAATATACTGAACCAAATACAATTGGTGCAAAGTTTACAATGGATAAAACACCATATTTTGTTAAATCAAAAATAACAACAACTAAACAGGTATTAGAATTTCGTTATCTTTTAGATGAAAATGGTTATAAAGTTGGTAAAGTGTTTATTAATAATAAAATAATTGTTTTTGATGATCAAGAATTAGTGGCGGCTTTAGATTATAGAAGTAATAGAAAATATACATTACCATCGCCAAGAGTTTTTGCAACACCATCTAATAGTACTGCAGATAATTCAATGTTACAAGGAACCACCGGAACCACAGGACAGACAGTATGGATTACCTATATGTTTGAATATACTGGAGATACTAAAATGAATTCATTACCCTGTAATTATTTTAATAAAGTTAGTTTACGTGATGTAAATGGTGAATGTTCATTTTCATCACCATCAAACGTATCATTTAAATTTAGTGACAATACATTAACTGAATTAAATTTCTTAAAAACAAATATAACCGGAACAACTGAGTCATTAGTTGATGGTTTTGTTGCTAATAAATTTACCGCATTAGTACAAATTGTTAATAGTGCAACAGGGTCACCAAAACCAAATGAGTGGAGAAAAATAGATTTAACATCACAGGTTGGAGGAAATGGAGTAACACTTTTAAATAAAACAGGATTTACAGGTACTACTTTCACAATCACTAAAACACAATACGATGCTGCGTCATCTAATAAATTTGATTTAGAAACACATTTTTCAGGACTAACAACAAATTATTTAGGTGACACCAATAGTACAACACAACCTCAATTTGGTGACGAACAACCATTCCCTGGTAGTATTAAATTAGTTAGAGCTTCCGATATTGAACAACTGAATTTTTTAATTAATTTACCAACAGGAACATTTGGTGACATTCCAAACAATGAGAGGGGTATTTCACAAAACCCAACATACCCAACAACTGGAACGACTTCCACATACATTACCGAAGTTGCATTGCTTAATTCTAATAAAGAACCTTTAGTAATAGCTAAAACCCCAACCCCAATTAAAAGAGCCGGTACACAAGTGTTTGCGGTTAAATTAGATTTCTAAGCTTTACATTATCACATTTATTACTTATTTATTGTTATATGAGTATAGATGTAAAATTTAGAAACACACCGAAAATTCTCGGATTAGATATTAGTACAAAAACCATTGGGTTTGCTTTATTTGATATCAATGGTTCAAAACTATTAGAGTTAACACACTTTTCACCAAAAATTAAACCTCAACCCGAAGATAAAATTGAGGAGTTAATAAAGAAAGCGGATGCATTTAAGAAACACTTAGAGGATTATAGAAATATAGGAATTACTCGTGTCATTATTGAGGAACCATTATTACAATCAAATAACATTTATACAATTGGAACATTATTACGTTACAATACTTTAATCTTAAAGAATTGTTATGACGTGTTAGGTGTATTACCTACATTTATATCAACATATAATTCAAGAAAATTTGCGTTCCCTGATTTGGTTGGACCAAACGATAAAGGACGTAATGTTTTATTTGGTGGTTATCCAAAAGATATTGATAAGAAACATATAATTTGGGAACACGTTAATAGTGTGTGTCCTGATATTGAATGGTTATATGGTAAAACAGGAAATTTAAAAAAAGAAAATTATGATATGGCCGATGCTGCTTGTTGTGTTATCGGTTATGTGAATATGAACAAACAAAATTAAAAAAATATTTAATTAATATTTTACTTTGTTAATTGTTTATGTTATATTTA